TACACGCTGCAAAGACTAGGCTTGGTTGGAATGAAACAAACAGAGTAGATATAACTTCAGGTGATAAAGCTATTAATATGCCTGTTATAACATTTGTTGAAACTGATACTGAATAAGAAATACAACCCTTTATTTTCTTCTGATGCTCGTTACTTTATAATTACAGGCGGTAGAGGTTCGGGAAAGTCTTTTGCTGTTACAGTCTTTCTTACTTTACTTACAATGACTAAAGGAATAAGAATTCTCTTTACTCGTTTTACAATGACATCAGCTCACCTTTCAATTATTCCTGAGTTTTTAGAAAAGATAGGGCTACTAGGTTTTGATGAAGTATTTAGCATTAATAAAGCAGAAGTAGTAAACACAAGCAATCAATCAGATATACTATTTAGAGGAATTAGAACCTCAGCAGGAAACCAAACAGCTAGTCTAAAGTCATTACAAGGCATAAGCACTTGGGTACTTGATGAAGCTGAGGAACTTGTTGATGAGAATATCTTTGATACTATTGATTTAAGCATAAGAGAAAAGAACATACATAATAGAGTAGTATTAATATTAAACCCTGTTACAAAAGAGCATTGGATATATAAAAGGTTCTTTGAGGACAAAGGTGTAGAGGGTGGTTTTAATGGCTTTAAAGACAATGTATGCTATATACATACTAGTTACCTAGATAACATAGTAAACCTCTCACAGAGCTTCTTAGAGCGTATTAAGAGCATAAAGCATAGGAACTTTAAAAAGTATCAGCACAAAATACTTGGCGGCTGGTTAGACAAAGCAGAAGGAGTAGTCTTTGAAAATTGGAGTATAGGCGAGTTTAATCCTGACGGCTTACAGACATCTTGCGGAATGGATTTTGGCTTTAGTGTAGACCCTGACAGTCTTACAGAAGTAGCTATTGACAAAAGAAAGCGTAAGATATATTTAAAAGAACATATCTATAAGAACGGACTAAAGTCAAATGAGTTGGCTCAAATCATATTAGACAAAGTAGATAACAAACTTATCATTGCAGACTCAGCAGAGCCAAGACTCATAGCAGACCTTAGACACTTAGGGGTAAACATCAAACCTGTAAAAAAAGGAACTATTGAAAGTGGTGTAACTCGTATGCAAGACTATGAACTTATAATAACTCCTGAGAGTACAAACATAGCTAAAGAGCTAAACAATTACATATACGCTGACAAAGGTTCTAAGCTGTATGTAGATAACTACAATCACGCAATAGACG